GAAAATGGCTGAAGGTGGTGAAGTTGAATCGGAAAGAGATTATGAGCCAGATTTTCAACACACTTTAGACTTGGCTAACGTTCATTACATGGAAGACGAAGAACACGATGTTGACGATAATCCAAGCGATGACGACAACAAGCTTGTTGGTCAGATTATGATGGAAAGAGAAAAGAAAAAGAAAGCGATGATGTAATGGAATTAAAGGACTTAAAAGAATTATTAAAAGTCCTTCGTGACAAAGGCGTTACCGAGTACGAATGCAACGGGGTAAAGCTAAAGCTTTCTGAAGAAGTGCCTGTTTCTAAATACAAAAGAAGGCAGGAAGTGGAAGAGCAGATTGAACCTGAGATGACCGAAGAAGAAAGGTTATTTTATTCTGCGATTCACCCCATGACACCGATTGAAGAAACCGCACAATGAGCCTAAAAACCACATTAAAGTCAAATTCTGGTAGAGCCACAAGAGTTTACAAAACCACTGACATGGGTATGCAATTGAATAAAGGCTACCGTTGGTGGGAAGCGAAAAGTGCAACCGAACGAAAAAACCAACTTCTTGCTACGGTGGCTTTTTTAAAACAGGGGCAAAAGTTTAGAACGGAAGAAACGAGAGTTTACAGTCAACTATATACTGGAAAGCCAATGGTCGGTTATGCGGGCCCTGCATTTAGCAAAGTAAGTAATCCACTCAACATTGCACCCGGAAGACCTACTTACAATCTTATTTCATCAGTCACCGACACTCTTGTCAGTCGATTGACACAAGATAGACCGGTTCCTGTGTTCTTAACTGACAACGGAGATTACAAAGAAAGAAATTTAGCTAAAAAGCTTAACGACTTTATCTTGGGGGAGTTCTACCGGACTAAGGCATACGAGATAGGAGAACAAATCCTAACCGATGCTTTAGTCCAGGGAACAGGCGTATTAAAAATCCATGAAACCATGGACAAAAAAGTAGGCATCGAGCGCGTTCTGCCTATCGAGCTATTCGTCGACCTTGAGGAATCAAGATTCGGTGACCCAAGAAGAATGTATCAAGTTAAGTACATGGACCGCGCCATGGTTGAGAGCGCGTTTCCAAAGCACAAGGCGATGGCAGCTGCTGCGGATAAAGGAATTTTAGAACAAAGTGATGCATCAAGAAGCGTTGCTGACTTGGTTGTTGTTGTTGAAGGCTGGGCACTTCCAAGCGGAGAAGACACAAACGACGGATGGCATTCGATTGTTTGCAGCGAAGGTGAATTATTCGGCGAAAAGTGGACCAAGCAAAAGTTTCCTTTTGTATTCTTGCACCACAAAAAAAGACCTGAAGGATTCTGGGCCCAGGGCGTTGCTGAATCTTTAATGGGCACGCAATTAACGCTAAATGATTTATTAATTACGATTGCACAATCTATTAGAACCATGGGTGTACCAAGAGTGTTTGTTGAGGAAGGTTCTAAGTGCAACACAGCAAGTTTTGTAAATAAAATAGGAACAGTGATAAAGTATAGGGGTGCCGCTCCTATTTTTGCTACTAGCCCATCAAACGCTCCCGAGTTGTACGAAGAAAGAGCACGACTCATACAATTCGGTTTTGAGCAAGAGGGCTTGTCCATGCTTTCGGCGACAAGCCAAAAGCCATCGGGTCTCAATTCAGGAGAGGCACAACGAGTATATCAGGACATCAACTCGGATAGATTTGCGTCGTTAGAAAGAAGGTATACAAACTTTTATGTGGATCTGGCTTACCAGCTTATTGATAAGGCCCTTGATATCGCGGAACGAGATGGAAGCTATACTACAATCTTTACAGACAGAAAAAAGGGATGCAAACAAATCGAGCTACCAAAAATCAAAATGCTCAAAGACCCGTTCATTATTCAAGCCTACGTTCAATCGTCGCTTCCAAAAGACCCCGCAGGACGACTGCAAAAAGTAACTGAGATGATTCAAAGTAACATGGTGACGATTCAAGAAGGACGCCGTCTTCTTGATTTTCCTGATCTTGGCCAAGTTGAAACGCTTGCAAATGCTTCTGAAGAAAGAATTTACTACATTCTTGATGAAATAATTGAGAATGGCGTTTACGAAGGGCCTGATCAGTTTATGAACCTTGCAAAGGCCACTGAAATCGTAACCCAGTACATAAACTTGTACTCCACTTGCAAGCTTGAAGAAGAAAAAGTACAAATGCTTCGAGACTTTTTTGCTGAGATTCAAGATTTACAAATGGCAGCAATGCCACAGCCGCCGATGATGCCGCCTGAACCAAGTAATCAATTAGCTGTACCGCAAGGACTTCCCACTAGTGAGCTATTGCCTATGGGACCTGGGCCTGCGCCAAGTGGCGGGGGTATCCCAATGATGGCTGAAGGCGGTATGGTGGAAGATCAAAAAAAAAATCCTTCTTTAGCTGAATCAGACCTTCCAGGCTGGCTACAAGGCATTAGACAAACAACGGTTCCAGCATTCCAACAAGCAAGTGAAGCAGTCCAAAGCGTTCCAGGCTTAGATTTTGCAACTTCTGCATTTAATCTCACATCTCCTGCCGCTTATGCGTTTACTGAAGCAGGTAAACCAGAGCCACAAGGCGGAATATTAGAACAAATCTCCCATGTGCCGGGCACTCAAGCTGCTGCCAACATTCCCACTGGTTGGAAAGTGTTAAAGGGGTCTGCACTGGGAGCCGAACAACAATTTGCAAAGGACACTGAAAGATATTTGGAGTTATTGAAAAAATTAAACCCCGCAAAAAATAAAGGCATTATTGATCCCGATGGGCGCTTATATCAAGAGGCTGTTGAGATTCAAAATAAATATGGGATGAATCAGTCCTTTTTTTCAAACAATAAGCCTGTTCCATTAGACAAATATTCAACTAAAGAAGAATTAATTGGCTTACAAAAACGCTCCAAACAACCCAATCTTGAAGTCGCTCGCACCCCGGAAGAAATTGCGGCAAAAGCACAAAAAGAAGCCTTAGACAGGGTTACCAACATAGGAGGAGGCGAGGTCGAAAGCCTTTTGAAAGAAGGAAAGCCAATTGATGAAGTTGCGAAAGAGGTAATGGGCTGGAGAAAACGACGCTTAGAAGAAGATTTAAATCGTTGGAAAAGCGAATTAAACAATCCGAGAAGTTCTGCAGATGAAGTTAAATATGCGAAAAGGCGATTAGAGGAATTAACTCAAGAACTGAAAGATTTTGAAAACGTTTCCCTTGAACAAGTTGAAAGAGAGTTAATTGAAGATCAGCGGCGCTGGGAATTAATTACGGGAGAAACTAAAAAAATAAATGAAAAAAGGGCCGAGTTACGAGCCGCAGAAGAAGAACGATTGAAAAACGTTGTTGTTCCTATTGAGATTGAAGGCGGGCCAAAGCCAAAGGGAAGGCCGTCAACAAAACAAGAGGACCCGTATCTTAAAGAACTAATGAAACTTCAAGAGCAAAAAATTAAATTGTATGACGATTACTTTGAGCGCGGAAAGATGACGCAAGAAGAATATAAAAAGGCGCAGCAAGAAGTAAGAGATAAAATAACCAAATTAGTCGACACAAGAAGACGGTTTGAAAATAAAGAAATTTTAAGAGAATTACCAAAAGACAAAGGAACTACACAACAACTTGATGATTATATTGCGCAAGAATTAAGCGAGCTAGAAACCAGAGATATAGATGACTTAACTGCTATCATGTCAGAAAACTTAAACGAGATGGGCTGGAAAGTTGATTTAAATGATTTGCACGATGCGATTGTAAAAAGATTAAAGCCAAAAAAAGATTAGCCTTTTTAGCAAAACAACAATCTCGTAGCTACGAGGAAAGGAAAAACAATGCCACTAACTGTAGAACCAAAAGCAAACCCTGCTGCACCACAAGCACCAACTCCAACAGGTAGACACCAAATCAGTTACGGAACACCAACGCCTACGACTGCAAGAGTTGAAGCTTTAAAACAAAAACTTAGTAACCCAAGTGCTACGCAACAAATGGCAGCACCGAGGGTTGCAGGAAGTACCGCAAGACAAGAGCAGTATTCTAAACAGCCGCACCAAGCCCCAAGACAAGTTCAACAACAAAATCAAGAATATACACAGCCTATGCAGGACATTGAACCGCCCCCAAGTGGGATGCCACCTGTAAATACACAAGCTGAAGCGCCGCAAGAATTGGCGCAGCAAACCAATATTGTTGAGGAACAAGCGGAACCATCTTCGGAAGCGACCGAGAAGCCCTTAAGTCCTCAATTCGTCGCCTTGGCAAAACAAGAGCGCGCGATTCGGAAAGCCCGGCAGGAGCTAAAAGCTCAGCAAGAGACTTGGGAACGTGATAAAGCAAGTTACGTTAATCTTGAGCAACTTAAAGCTGATCCGCTTAAAGCGCTTGCTGAAGCTGGCATCTCTTACGATCGCCTGACCGAGTTACAGCTAGGCCAGGTCAATCCAGATCCTAATCAACAACTTCTCGACAAGATTCAGGAACTAGAAACTAAACTTGCAGCCGTAGACGAGCAATTCACGAAACGTGATACAGCTCAATACGAAGCTGCGGTTAACCAGATTCGTAACGATGTAAAGCTTTTGGTCGATTCTGATCCTACGTTTGAAACAATCAAGGAAACTGGCGAGACAGAATCCGTGGTTGAACTTATTAGAAAGGTCTTTGACGCCGAAGGAACCATCCTCGCTGTAGAGGAAGCCGCTCGGTTAGTTGAAGATAAGCTCCTTGAGAATAAGCTTGCTGAAATCGAGAAGCTATCTAAGCTTTCTAAATTTAAGTCGCGTTTAGGAAAGCCGGCAGAGATACCGGCAGAAGCAAATGAGTTGCAGCAACAACAACCCGCCGCCACAACTCTAACGAATCAAGGAACGGTTAGCCGGCCCTTGAGCGCTAGAGAGCGGGCAATACAGGCATTTGAAAAAGCTAAGTCCCAAGGTTGAATGGTTCAGCCTTTTAGGGGCTACAGCTTAAACTAAAGGACTAAAACAATGGCTACATATGCTAGCAGTTCGAGTTCTATTGCAGTTCTTAAAGAATTGTATGTAGACAATTCGGACTTCATGAAAGACTTAGTCTATTCGAAAAATCCGCTTTTTGCTTTGATGCCAAAAAACGAATCTACGGATGGACTAGCTGGAAAATATATTCCAGTTCCAATTCAATATGGTAACCCCATGGGCCGTTCGCATACATTTGCGGATGCTCAAGGAAACCAAACACCTAACGCTTACCAAAGCTTTTTCGTCTATGTGATCCAAGATTACCAACTTGTGACCATTACGAATTTGCTTATTGAGCAAACCAAGTCCAACGCTGGGGCCTTCGTTGACGAAATGAAGCGCCAGATGGACGGCGGGATCAAAAATTTG